ACGTTAGCGTGACTTTGCGCAGTCAGCAAGGTGGGGAAGGCGTGGGGGTTGCGCACGCCAAGGAAGGCCCATGCTATGAGAATCATCCCGGTGATAGTCGAGTGACTGATTCCGGGGAGACTTGCCCTACCATAACCAAAAGATGCGGTACTGGTGGTGGAAACTTGCCTTTCGTAAGAAAAGAGGAGAACTTGACCGTTCGTCGCCTTACCCCCAAGGAGTGCGAACGCCTACAGGGATTCCCCGACAATTGGACAGCCGAAAAGATGGAACTAGTCCTTGAGGGGAACGAATGGAAACCGACCGGGAAGATCGTTAAGCAGACTGACGGGCCGAGATACAAGCAAATGGGTAACGCAGTAACCGTAAGCGTAGCACATTGGCTGGGCAAACGAATGAGAAAGGTAATTGATGAGTAGTTTTATGGGATGGAAGAGTTACGACTTGCAAGTAATATGCATGAAGTGCGGGGAGACTTGGAACAAGGAAATGCCTGACGATGCGTGCGAATGTACTGAAGATGATGACCTGGAAGAGGAGGAAGAGGAATGAATTTTTATAAGCCTACCCGAAAGCTTGAGAACAGGATGATGGAGATTGCAAGGTTGCGAAAGCGCGTTCGCGCATTGGAGATCGCGCTTGCCGAGGAAAGGAAGAAGAATGCCCGATGAAGGGATGGATGTGGTTCTATTGGGGCAGATACGTTCGTCCGATACTTGCGTACGTTCTGAGAAATTGTCTGTATATATGCATCGTTCCGGCAAGGAGGATATTGAGATTCGTCCGAGCAAAGTCGGGCAGGAGGATGAGTGCTGGATCGTTGGAGAAAAGGAAATTCCGTGTCCCTCCTTGGTTGAGGCATTGATCGTGGGCATGGAAATACTCAATCGTGCCTAGAGTAACTTACGCAGACGAGGTAGATGCTAGGTTTGGTATCCCTTGGACGGATGATTTGAAGTACGAAAAGGGTGACTTGGTATGCGCATTGAACGAGCAAGAGATTGATCGCTTGACCATAGAAGACCCCGAACGGGCGGAGACCCTTACTCGCTTGCTTATCGATCAACCGACCAGCGAGAAGGAAGACCCGATAGCATGGGGATGGACTCTTCCTGGTTGGAGACGAGTGATGGAACGGTTCGACAAGGACAAGATTCACGTAATTCTTGGAGGGAATAGGAGCAGCAAGACAATGATGGCTTCCCGTATGCTCGTCCACTTGGCGCAGAGCATTCCCGAAGCGGAAATACGCAGTATGCACGTGACTGAGGAACGGAGCATACAGGACGCTCAGAAAACAATTTGGCAAAACTTGCCCATGCGGTACAAGCGGAGCAAGAAAAAGGGAGCAAATCATAGTTTGCAATACAATCAGAAGAATGGGTTCAATTCGGCAAAGGCAATCCTTCCACCCACTCTTGACGGAGCGGAGCGTGGAAGCACGATATACTTTAACAATTATCGCCAATACATGGCAGACCCCCAAATTTTCGAGGGTTGGTCCGCTCATTGCATCCACTTGGATGAGGAAGTGCCGGAGAGCATATTTAATACTTTGCTTGGCAGGACTGCGGATTTTCATGGTCGATTGATCCTTACTTTTACCACTCTTCAAGGATGGACGCCATTGATCAACAGCTTGCTCAAGGGCGCGCAAACCGTGCGTACGCAATATAGCGAACTGATGGACAGGGAACTACCCGTCGAACAGGTCTGTACGAACTGGCCCGATTGTCGGATTCATTACTTCTGGAGCGAACATACTCCGTTTATCGACTCTGCGGAACTTATTCGTACTTATTCAAAACAACCGCAAGAGGTCAAGCTCGCCCGATTGTACGGCATACCGTCAAAGAGTTACGAGGGCAGGTTTCCGAAGTTCACTAGGGAGACCAATGTCGTTGAGCATGAAAAGATACCCTTTATACAAGACGCGGGCGCGCGCGTGACGAGATACTTCATATGCGATCCGGGGGGTAGCAAGCCTTGGGTTGCGATATGGGCGGGTGTTATGGATGACGGAAGGATATACGTATATCGTGAGTTTCCTGACTCGACAATGGGTGCATGGGCATTGCCCCACGTCAATAATGCGGGCAGGAGCGTGGGCAAGCCCGGGCCTGCCCAGCGACCATTGGGTTGGGGATATGCAGATTACAAGAATCATTTTGAGAACTTGGAGGATGGAGAGGACGTATTTGAAAGAATAGTCGATCCGAGGATGGGATCGGCAACCGTTCGTACGAAGGAGGGAGAATCGAACATAATCAATTCGATGAGCAACTTGGGATTCGTTTTCCGTCCTGCGCCGGGTGTGGATATCGAGGGTGGGATAGCAAAGATTAATGATGCGCTTAGCTGGGATGATACCGAACCGATGAATGATTCCAATCGTCCCAAGCTTTTCGTTAGCGAGAATTGCGAGAACACGATCTCTTCAATGATTGAATACAGCGGACAGAGCAGGCAGGAACATTGGAAGGATCAAGTTGATTGCATCAGATACTTGATGGTCAGCGGGCCTGAGCATATTACTACTGAAAAGCTCAGGGTTACCGGGGGTGGAGGGTATTAAAAAGCCGCCCGTGGACAGAAAACTACTAAAGACCCACGGACGGCAGAACATGAATGAATGTATTCAAAGCATTGATTCAATGCCCTTGACTGTCAACTGGAATTTTCATATTTTGCAAGTGATATGCTAAATGCGGCTGATCCCGAACTTCTTTATGCGTCGAAAGAACCAGACGTCGCATATTTGTCACAAACTTTCAAGACCACGCAATCCGATCTTGGTGAGTGGCTTGATCGCAGGCAAAGGGATTACGACGTAAGGAATTGCCAATGGGCTGGGAAATCCGATGATTTCAAGAAGCATTCATCATTGAACAGTACCGGGGAAGTATTCCCATGGGATGGTGCGAGCGACCAGGAAGTCCGCCTTGCCGACGAGCTTATCGGATGCAGGGTGAGCATGGTAATGAATGCAGTCAGACGTGCGCATATCGTTGCTACCCCGACTGAATCGAACGACGTCGAACGAGCATCAGTAATAAGCAATTTTCTTCGCTGGTTGATAAACAGCAAGATGACTGAATTTTATCCTCAGATCGAGCTTGGACTCAATCATCTCTTTGAGAAGGGAATGATGGTTCATTACTGCTGGTATGAGCAACAAGACCTGAAACAACAACAAACTATCCGCCTTGAGGAACTTGCCCAGCAACTTCCTGCCATTGCCGAAGCCATACAGGACGGGAGCATGGATGATGAGTTCGTAGAGTTGCTCAAGCAACAATTCGGAGTATCCAAGCGGAAAGGTAGGGGGATGCTCAGGGAGTTGCGAAAGGACGGAGAAACGACTATGCCCGTTACCAGAGAAGTGGTCAGTCGCCCCAAGATCAAGGCTCTCGCCCCGGATGAGGATATTTTCTGGCCCAACTATACGATTGATCCGCAAGAAGCTCCTTACGTCTTTCACGTCGTTCGCATGACCCCCGAACAGATTCGGGCAAAGATAAGGACCGAGGATTGGGACGAGGAGTTCGTCGAGCAAGTGATCGAGCTTGCGAACAATGCGCAAAGCGATGACAACTTGTACAACATCCAAGAAAAGGATCAGTTCGTACGTACTGATGATCAATACGTAAAGATACTCTATTGCTATCAACGATTGCTCGATGAGGATGATACTCCCGGTCTTTATTGTACCGTCATGCATGAGGACTTGAGCGAAGTATACGCAAAGCACCAATTGCTCGATTACGCGCACGGACAATATCCGTTCACGGTGACCACTCTGGAAAAGACGAGCAAGCGATTGTACTCGTCCAGAAGCTATCCCGAACTTATCGAATCCCTCCAGCAAGTACTCAAGGTGGAGACTGATTCGTTGATTGATAGACAGAGCCTGTCCACTTTGCCCCCGCTTGAACATCCCTTGGGCAGAGCGCCAAGCAAATGGGGGCCGGGTACTAGAGTACCATATCGTACCCCCGGAGAGTACAGATTTGCGGATACTCCTAGGTTTGATGCGGGAAACGTCGAGGTCAGAAGATACGTCAAGGAACAAGCCGATAGATATTTCGGGAGGAATGCACCGGGGGTCGATCCTACCGAAGCGCAAATGAAACAGCAAGAAGTGGTGGACAAAGTATTTCATCACCTCAAGCACGTGATCGATCAAGTGTTCAGTCTTTATCAACAGTACGGGCCTGACCAAGAATACTTCCGAGTTACTGGCATACAGGACGTACAGACCTATTCCAAGGGTGGTCCGAGCGAACGGTTTGATTTTTACTTCCAGTTCGACGTTGCTACCCAAGACCCCGCACAAATGCTTGAGCGCGTAAAAGCGATTGCCGAGCTTGGGGGTATGCTCGATAGGAACGGTACGCTGGATACCGAAAGGCTCTTGCAAATTGCAGTCGGACAGATTCTGCCTGGTGCGGCTGAGAACGTTATGATCCCCAAGGAGACCGCATCTCAAAAAGCAGTCGAGGAAGAAAGGCAGACCATTGCCGAGATATATGCCGGAGTACCCCCGAACGTCCGTCCGAATGACGCGCATGAGATGAAGCTACAAATATTTCAACAATGGCTCGCCCAGCCAGACGTTGCGCAAAAGGTACAGGCAGACCCTGCCTTGCAGGAGCGCATACAGACATACGTTCAACAGCGCCAGTTTGCCGTTCAGCAAAGACAGAATGCTGAAATTGGCAGGCTAGGTACTATGCCCACGCAATTCGGACAAACCCCAACCGCAGCATGATTGCGGAAGAATTAATCAAAAAAGAGATTCGTTCATGGTCTTCCGAAGTGTTGGAAAGACCGAGCGAAAACTTTGGTGGCTTGCCACCTTGTCCGTATGCCAAGCGCGCATGGAATGAGGAAAAGGTCGGTTTGCACGTTACCCATGACTTGCAAACTGCTTTGCGTATCAAGCATGGCGAACCGATTGCAAAGGATGGGGTAGAGGTAATTGCATGGACTGCATGGGATGATATGAGCGCCGAACAGTTTGATCAATGGATAGACGAACAGAATGAAGACCATAATGGGGTATGGATGATAGGATTCCATCCAGACCATCCTGTTGATGATTTGCAGGATGAGTTTGAAGGAAATGATTGCCCGGAATATGCAGTCATCTTGGTCCAGCCTCTTTCCGATCTGAGCGCCGCATCAAAAAGGATTTTGAAAAAGGGATATTATCAAAGATATTCTACGGAAGATATGAACCACGTAAACTGGAGGAACGCACAATGAAGGGACGTCGCAAGATGCGCAAGACCGTTAAGCGGAAGAAGAGATGATTAACTACAGGGGGGAGAGGTTTTCCGGGTATAACAAGCCTAAGCGCACACCTGGAAAGAAAAAGAAGTTTGCCGTTCTTGCCAAGCAGGGAGACAAAGTTCGATTGATCCGCTATGGTGATCCGAACATGACTATCAAGAAGGATCAGCCCAAGCGTAGAAAGTCCTTTCGCGCCAGACATAAGTGCGATACCTCTCCCCCCGGTAAACTAACGGCAAGATACTGGTCATGCAAAAAATGGTGATATGGCAAAGAACGTACCAACGAACAAGAAACTATATGCCCGCGTAAAAGCGGAAGCCAAGAGGAAGTACAAGGTCTGGCCCTCCGCATATGCGAGCGGATGGTTGACCAAGACTTACAAGGCTAGGGGCGGGAAGTACAAGTCCGCAAAGAAGTAGAGTCATGGCAAAGAGAAGTGGCGGACTGACCAAGTGGTTCAGCAAGAACAAGGGCAAGGGATGGATTGATTGCAAGACAGGCAAGCCATGTGGTAGAAAGTCTGCAAAGAAGGGAAAGAGCAAGCGTCCATATCCTGCTTGCCGACCGACCAAGGCTCAATGCAAGAAGAGCGTGGCAAAGAGAAAGACCGGGCCTAAGCGGGTTAGCTGGAAGGGGAAGAGATGATTTGGAAAAAGAAAAAGACCAATCACGATATTGATCCCGAAGAAGCGTTCAAGGTATTGTCCTTGCTCAAGGACGAGCCTAACTTCAAGACATACGTTCAGATGAGGGAAGCAATGCGTGAGGACGTTATTCGTCAATTACAGACCAAGGAATCGATAGAGTGTACTAATCGTCATTATATGCTGACCGGGAAACTGGAAGCGATAGACGAGGAACTCGATCAGTTTTACAATTTATAGACATTGGGGTATGTCTTGCCCCCGCGTGAGTTCTGCCACATCTCCTCGCGCGGGGGTTTTTTCTTGTACAAATCAAGCGCGTAGGGTAGTTTTGTAACATTGGCGAAAAATGCGCTAAGAGTTTATGACAGTCGAATCAAATGAAGCTGAAGTTGCTACCTCTGAAAATGCTGAGAGTAGCGAAACGCCCGGTGAGGGGAATCTTACTATGGCTGAGTTGGCGAGCAATTTGCTCAAGAACAAGACCAAGGAAGAACCACCCGAACCAACCGAGGAAGAATTGGAATCTCCTGAACAAGCTGGAGTGGAAGAGGAATCCGAGGAACAGTCAGTCGAAGAGCAGGAGGAATCGGAACAGACCGAGCCACCCGCAGAGCCTTCGGACGTTCTTTCTAAGTATAATATAGACCTGGACTCGTTATCCGAGGATGAGACCAAGGAGCTTGCAAAGTCCTTGCATCTTAGCGCGGTCAAAAGATTTGGTGATCTTACTGCGCAAAAGAACGCATTGGCACAACAGAATGCGCAATTGCAAGAGCAAGCCCAGAAGCAAGAACAGGCATCTCAATCAGAGAATCCTGAGTTTCTCAAGGATAACGCCCTAGCCAACGTAAACGACATAATCTCATTGGAGCAGGAGGTCGAG